TGGGTAGTCATGTTCGCAATCAAAAGAATTGCACGCATTTGTAAAATGCCAGTCCAGGGTATCGCAGCCCTCAAAAGTCAAACAAGCAAGCTTCACATTAGCAATTTGTTTACAGCGAAAATCATCCTAGCAGTAGGCTCACTTGGAGCAGTTGCTACTATTGTAAGGATAAAAGTTCTCAAGCGGCGCTATTCTTCTCGGCGTCGCCTCGTTAGCAACATTCTCTCCACTCACAAAGAAAACCCAAGGTCAGCATCCTATGTTCGATCCATTTTCATGCGCACTCCGCTTGTTTATAGCCGAGTTGACAAAACACATCCCCACGGGACGTGTGCAGCAGACCGCAGCAGGGCCCAGAGCTTTGCGCGTCTGCTTGCAATGCGCGCAGGCCTAAGTTTTCAAACCGTTCAACGATCAAGGTCGGACGAGCGCAGGGGTATATCGGGCGACCGGATTCATTTCTGGTCCAAGGATCTCGACAAAAAGCACACCAACCCAGTTGCCCCCACGCTCAATACGCTTGAGTCGTACATCGACGTCGACTATTATGTTGATGACATGCCACGCCGCCTAGCCGAAGAGTATTCGCCAAAGCTGCTTTACACCGTTACTCCGGAGTCCGTCTCCAGTTCGGGTGAAGCCAGTCATACTTTCGACAAGGATGGCAATTTCGTCATGGATGTGACGCCAGGTGCTAGGTACAAGCACAAGTTGTGGTCGTGGACCGGGAGCCAGGTGCTCATGGTCCGATCATATCTGTTCTGGTTCATTCCGTGGCGGACGGCAGTCTACCAGGTTGACACTCGCCGCACGATTGAGCACCGATCTCTCGTACTCCTGTCCCCCGTAGCGCGGTACACTGGGCTCACAGCCCTCCTGGCATCCCTCTTTCTCGAAGGCGAAAGGCTAGAACACCTTAACCCGGTAGTTCCCTTATCTGCACGCCGTAAGAGAATCAGGATGGTTGCCGGAGGCGCGTTAGAGTCCGTGCCAGTCAATTGCAAAGGCAGGCACCTCCGCCTCAGAATCCAACGCAAGGATGGATTCTACGTTTCCACCGGAAGGGCTGGCATGTATGCCAGCGCCACGATTCCAATCGTGGATGACGACCGCATCAGCTTGGCTCAAGCAGCCTCTTCTTCGCGGATCACCGTTGGCTTGTTGAAGTCAATGGGTGATTTCACGGATGAGCAGGCTCGCGTGTTAGTTGACTATCACATGTTACACACGCAGAACCAGGCCCCCGTGGTTGCCCCCGTTGAAACGGGTGTTCGGCATTACCAACCCGTGAAGGGATATGACCCAGATGCTCCTCAGTGTCTGATCGCGTTCATGTCCCCGATCGTGGATGGAGCCTTCACCCCCGCGCTCTCAACCGCAAACGCGCGCCTAGCTGTTCAAGGCCGCGTGATCAACCCCTCCACACGTTGTTCCCCAACGACGTCCTCAGTGCAATACGGCAACGAGTTTGTGTCTCTTGTTGTAGGTGAGCACAGAGGACGAGTGCATCCTCTTTGTATTGACGAAGTAGCGAAACGCCAGCCACGCCCCGGTCAGCGCAGTATTATGCGCCAAGCTTTGAACATGGGGCGTAGAGCGGCGGGTGCTGCCGTGTCATTCATAAAGAAGGAGGCCTATGGCAAACCAACTGAACCGCGCTTGATAACTATCGCGCCAAAACAGGACAAGATTCGGTATCTTGCTTTTGTGCATGCTTTCACTGACGTAGTCATGAAGAAGCATGCCTGGTATGCCTCAGGGAAAACACCGATTGCCATTGCCCGCCGGGTGGCAGCAGTATGCACAGCGGCGAAGTCACACGTTATCGTGTCTGACTATTCGCGCTGGGATGGGCATGTGACCGAGCTGATAAAGGACATTCAGCATGGTTGCTTGCTCGCATCTATTGCGCCTGAGTACCGAGCCGAGGCTTCTGAGCTCTGCCGAGGTGGCATGTACGAGAAGGTCTATCTTAGATCCCGACATGCTACCATCGTGTATGACTCGAAGACAGTGCAGCAGTCGGGGAGAGCCGATACCTCCGTCTTCGGCAGCATTGGGAATGCTTACATTTCCTATGTTGGTCTGAGGATGAGTGGGTTAGATGCTCCCACAGCGTGGAAATCACTGGGTGTCTATCTCGGTGATGATGGGTTGGTGGCTGACCTTAAGCCGGTGTTGCTTGAGAAGTCAGCCAAGGTTGCAGGACAGGTCCTGACCTCCGAAGTTTACAATAGGGGACAACCCTACGTGAACTTCCTTGCGAGGTACTACTCCCCCAGCGTCTGGACGGGTTCATTGGACTCGTGTTCGGACATCCACCGCCAGCTGGCGAAGTTGCACACCACACCGCGCTTGGGCTTCAAGCTCAAGCCTGAGGAGAAGTTAGCTCAGAAGGTCATTTCTTTGGCCCATACTGATCTGGCTACCCCGGTGTTGGGATTCTTCGCCGCTAAAGGTCTCCAACTCGGCAACATTGTGCTGTCGGATGTAAGTGAGATCTCGCCGTTGCGCAGCTGGTCATCCAGGCACCACACCTCGGTTCAGTATCCTAATACGAACCATGAGGGGTGGATGGACGATCTCTTGCGCAAGCAGTTTCCCACGGTTGACTTCCGTGTGTTTGACGACTGGCTGGCGACTTGCGGGTCATTTCATGACCTGCTGAGTCCACCAGTTATCACACGCACGCCAGCCAAACCACCTCCTGTGGCTATGGTATCACAGGGAGAGGTGATTCGGGCCAAGAAAGGTCCAGCAAGCGTGGTTGAGACGAAAGGTGAGCGGAAGCGGGGTAGGGAGGTCAAGGAAAAGAAAGTTCCGAAGAAACGCGCGGAGTCCAAGACCGGCAGCGTTCCACAAACCAGTGCAGCAAAGAGAGACAAACAGCCTCGCAGCACATGGGAGAAGTTGGTGGAACAGCGAAAGAAGCCGGAGTCCAGGACCCGAGTCACGCGACCGGAGCTTTCAGTTGTGTCAGCGCTCATGCAGGACAAGAAATCCAGCCTGACACAGCAAGAGCTTGAAAAACGCTCGGTGAAACTCGCGAAGACGGTGCCAAAACGCCCTCTCCTGCCCAAAACCGCTCCAAGTGGGCGTGTTGCATGGAAGAGGGGACCTGCCAAGGCAGGTACTTCAGCTCAGCAAGTTGTGGCTGCAGCTGCAGTAGGCACTGTTCCGCGGACATCACATGGACGGAAAACACAAACACAAAACACTCCGAGAACACCGGGACGTAGTTCTAGACGTTCCAGGAGGGCCAAGAAGAAGAAGAAACTCAGGCCCGGCCCCAACACCAAGTGGAAGAAGGTGGAGGGGCCCTCACCCTAGCGGGTGACTCCGAAGAGTGCGAGCCCCCTCTATGCTTGGAGGGGGTTCGATTGAAACTAACATTTCTGAAACATGCCGAAAACTAACCAACGCAACCGTCGCCCCCGTGCTCGGGGTCGCAGACCACAGCAAACACAACTCTCAGCATCTTACGCCAAGCCTGACTCTTTTCAGGTAGGGAAGTGGAGACAGCGCAAGGATCGGATGGAGTTCACCAGACGAGAGATCATCGCCCAAGTCACGGGACAAGGCGAGGGATTTCACGTGAGTGAATTTACCATCAATCCTGGCATTGATACCACATTTCCATGGCTTTCTACACTCGCCGACTCGTGGGAGTATTACCGCTTCGAAAACCTCAAATTCCATTTTGAGACAGCCAGCGGCACCACGGATCGTGGGAGTGTCATGCTCGCTTGCGAGTATGCCTCAGGATCACCACCTCCATCAGACTTTAAGACGATCATGGCCTATAAAGGGGCCGTGCTCTCGCCTGTCTACCGCAAAGTGACTATGTCCGTTGACTCCGCTGCCGCATTCCCACAGGGCATGGGCGGTTTCAAGTACATTCGACATCCATCTAGCACCCCGACTGATCGTAAACTCTACGACGCGGGAGTGCTGATGCTGGCCGTACAAGGAACCACCCAAGACCAGGTTTTGGGACACCTTAGCGTATCGTACAAGGTCACGTTGCACACGCCTCAAGTGGTGAAACCCCTTGCACCATCTGACGGAATTATTTCTGCAGCAAAAGCGAATCTGCAAAACGTCAACGCAAATGGGGTCCCACATGATCATTTCGTTAATATGGCTTTGCCAACTGTTGCCAACAGCGAGATTTTCTCTATTGACGGTGTTGTTCGCAACACTCTCACTGGCGATCATGGAGGCACGTCACTCACCTTGCCACCTGGTACGTATGAGATTGAATCTGATATTCAGCTCATTGATAACGCGCAGGTGGCGACTGCTGGTGTCCGTGACTATGATTCCTGCATCATGAACTTCGCTGATCTCACCGGTGACGTGGGGACAATTGTCCCTGGCTCCACTGTGGCACGTGCCCGTGCCAACTCAGCAGCGAACGGAACGGGCTCATCCGTGAACCTCGTGAACCGAGTGCTGGCCTTCTTTAATGAGGCTGCCAACATCGGGTTCCAGGTGCACGCAGCTTTGCCTGGGCCAGTCGATGCTGGAGCAAACGTCATCGCAGCCACTTCATCTTACCGCATCAAACAGCTCGCCTCACAACTAGGCTTCTAATTCTTCTTATTTCTTCTTTCCTAGGATTGACAGGAATACTGGTTCGATAAAACACTCAATTTCAACC